GCCACCTGTACCATCACCACGAATATCAACACCTGTGTAAGTACCATTTGATCCACCACTACCACCAGCAGTTATCTTTACATGTTCTATTGCTCCAGCAGTTGTAGAAAAATCTGTGCTCTCTGTGGATACATGCATAAAATCTGTAGATAGAAAATTTGCCTGTTCAGAAGCAGAAAGTGAATACATATATTTCCATTTGTAACTATCACCAGTTGTAAATACACTTGTTGATTTGTTACCTGATGGTTCTACAGTTGAAGCTGCGCCACCATTATTATCAATAACTTTATATACATCAAACGAACTATTCATTGCATAGAATGTTGCATCATATAGAGAAGTTGCACCACTATCAGCTGCTATCGCTGTGCCAGCAGTATTGATATCGCCATAGTCGTGTCTATAGTAATCATATACTGTTCCTGTTTCCCAGTTTCTTCTTGGAATTACTATACTAACATCTGTGCTTGCTATCTTTTTAGCAGATAAAAAATCGTCATATGCATAATATTCTACCTGACCCACATCATCTACTGGTGTAGGAGGAGATGCATCAGTTCCATCATTAAATGCTTGATTATCTGCGAATGCTTGGGGTCTACCTATTGCAAGATAATATGTATCTGCGGCTTCACCAAAACTTTCTTTAAATTGTTCTGCGTTATGTATTCTAAAATCTTTTGTTATTATTGCTGGCATGTTTACTCCTGAAACTATTTATACACTTTACTTATCATCTTGAGGTCCTAATTTGAGCAGGTATGGTATATCTTGCACCTATCTTTGTATTAAAATCTCCTAACTGATTTAATTCACCATCTAATGAAGTTGAACCTGTACCTGTTAATCTTAAAGTATTTATTCGTGTTATAGTGGCGGCATCTGAATCCATAGTATCACTTGCAGGCTCTCGTTTAATTTCACCACCAGATTCTAATAATAAACTATCACCTGCATTTGTAGATGATCCATCTGTGCCATCTAACAAAAATCTATCTGGCACATGACTAAATGCATTAAAGATAAATCTACCAATTGTATCCATTCTAGCACCTGCATAAACGAATCCTTGATTTATATCTAGTGATCTGAAACTCGTCTTTCTATCACCTGCTGTTTTAATAGTGATATCTTGATTTAAAGTAACATCTCTAGTCGCAGAAGCAAATGCAATATTTCTCTCGACACCTAATAAAGGATTACTACGAAGTGTTGAACCATCAGTGGCCGTACCTAATCTTCTACCTACTTTTTCACCAAATAGTATTCTAAATGCCTCGATAACTTCATCTTGTTCAATACCTGCTGTAATTGTTCTACCTGATCTTAACTTAGCATCAAGTTGTGTTCGAATACTAACCTCACCTGCAAGATAAAAACCTGCTGGGTGAACTGACGATTTTAAAAATTCTCTCCAGTCTGCAATGGCCTCACCTACTTTTACAACATATGAATAATCTTGATAATATAAACTATCTTGTATTCGTTTTGTATTTTCAGATATGTGTCCATCAACACCTTCAAACTCACCATCTGTTTCTATGATTGTGCTTGCAGTTGCACTTGTTGAAGCTTGATCTGCATTTCTAACACGAGCAGTTTCACCTGATGTACCACCTGTGATTGTTACTAAATCATCAAAGGTACCTGACACAGTATTTAATGTTAAAATATTTGTATCACCATTAAAACTTTCTACTACACCAGAAACAGTTTCGCTTGTTTCCATTCCTAATGTGCTTTCAGTAGAACCATTGTGTGTAATTATAATTCTATCAGCATCTTGGTTATCAACATATATTGTATGAACTAATCTATTATTACCTTCTGCTGTTTCTGTTCTTATACCATCTTGTTCAGCACCATCAAATACAGCAGCTTCAACATTTTCTTCAAATTCTATTAGACCACCACTCTCTAATTCAATACCACCATGATCATCTTCTAATCTAAATTTTGATTGTCTAAAATCTTCTAGTAGTATGGAAAAATCTTGTGCAACAAAACTTTCTGTAATTATATTATCTTCAGCAGTTGCTGTCACAGTTTCACCTGTGGTAAATGTTCCAGATATCGTATCTATTTGCATATGTAATTTAGGATTTAGTACAGGTGCTTCTTCATATCTAAAACCATGATCTAAAACTTTAGCACTTAAAGCTTTACCAACAGTAGATGATACAGGAAATACATTTGCACTTGAACCAGAAGTTGATGTGACTGTCACAGTAGGTAACGATAGGTACCCACCACCTTTATTCGTAATTTTAATTTTTGTTATATCACCTGATGATGAATTAGTTGCGTCTTCCATAACAAGTTGATCATTTGAACTTTGTTCTAATATTAGTATACCATTTTCTATTCTATCTTGTTCTAATTGAAATCCACCATTAACAACAGCAACCTCACCTGCAAGACCACTACCATCAGTTGGATTAGTGACACTTAATGCATCTCCCACAGCATAACCTGAACCACCTGATTCTATAATTATCTCATCTATAACACCATGTGTAGTTTGATTAATCAAAGCATTTAAAGCAGTACCACCTTTTTGTTGAGAGACAGGTATGTTTTCATTGATAGTATGATAACGACCTTGGTTAACAAAGTTTACATCATCTGCTATACTTTCTATATTACATGTTAAAGTTGTACCAGAATCATCATTTGCAATACCAGTAAATGTAGCAAAAGTTTGTTGTAGTATTTTATTACCATCTTCATCAATAATATCATCACCATCTGTTTCATCAATTATAGAATGACCTAAACTATTTTGAAATGTTCCTGTTATACTATTTTTATTTAATATTAATCTTGCAACATCTCTTTGTATTCCACCTAAGTTTATAGAACTAACAGTTACACTTTCAACAACAGCAGTTGCAAGATTAACAGTTGTGTTACCAGGAATATTTGCTTGTGTAATTGTTTGACCTTCTAACTTAGTCATATCGCCATTTGATGGAGACACCAAAGTTGCTTTTAATATTTTATCAGTATTAAAATTACCATCACTTACTCTTAATAAATCGACAGTAGGATAATATAACTCTGGTGTCTCATTGAACAATGCACGGAAAAATATCTCATGACCTTTCTTCGTGCCTTTTCTTTTGTAGAGGGATAATATATTTTTAGTAAGTTGTCTTTTGTTCAAACCACTTGTTAAGTCATTTGGTATGGTTTGTAAAAAACTATTTCTAAATTGTATAAAGAAATCATCAAGAGTATCATTCACATCAGCATACTCAAGGATTTGTGATAAAGTTTCATTAGGGTTTGCCCTATATCTTGATATCACACCTTGAGCACCTGACGTGCCACCTGTAATAGTCTCTCCTGTTACAAATTTTGAATTTGCTGATATGTATATTTGTAAATTGTCTGTATCTTCAGCAAGTATGGTTGCAGTCTCACCAGATGTTTGACCTGTAATAGTTTCTCCTTTAGTAAATTCACCTACAGTTTCTTCTTCATTTAATATGTAATCATTTTTATCACTACCTTTTTCGTCAGTACCATCTAGTGCTAAAAAAGCTTCTGTGCTTGTTTCTAAAAGTATTTGATCACTTGCTGTAACACTTGATAAAGTTATTTGTGCTGAATCTAAAAAATTATAATACTGTTTTACAAATTCAACAAGTAAAGGATTATTTGCTTGTATATGTTGTGGAAATTGCCTACTTACTAAAGGGTTTAATTTTTTTGTAAACTTTGCCATAGATTACGAAGCATAACTTGTTGAGGCCGTATAACCTATACCTGATGTTGTGTCATATGTGTCAGCAGATACAGTCACGGTTGTATTTGATTCATCTATTTCTATCACCTGATTTCTTACAGGTATAACATCTACAGAATTTGGTATTAATGTTAATCTAACAGCAGTTGATGTTGCACCGTCCACATTAGATACGCTTGTTATAAACAAAGAGTTTAATGTTATTGATCCATTTGTATAATCAATAGTTCCTTGTGTATTGTTTGTATATGTTCTTGTTTGACCTACAAGATAATACAGTCTTACATTACCTGCACCATCCTCATCTAAAAAGTATTCATTAGTTGTATCACCATTTATCTTAAATCCAGTTGATGATAACACACCACCACCTGTTGCATTGTGACCAGAGTGTGGATTATAAAATGCGTTATTATAATTTATAGTATAAGTTGTTGCACCAGTAGTTGTTGCAGTAAATGATTTATGTATTTTAACAGTTGTGATATTTGATAGTATAGAATTATCTACTTTGTTTATTGTTTCTATAAATTTTGAGTGTCTAAACAAACCATCAAACTGTCCTAGATTATCTGTGTTAAATGTTGTGATCGCTGATCTTACCAAAGACTTAATACTATCACTTGATCTTGTTGTTGATTTTGCATCAAACTTAACATCTACATTTAATTGTATAGATGTTGTTTCTGGATCTTCTATAATTGGTGTAACACTTGCTACATTAAAATCTTTTAATTGTGTTATGATATCTGTTTTCTTTGCCTCTGTTAGTGTTGTGCCTGTTATAGGATTAATTGAAATATATACACGACCATAAACAGGTGTGCTATTATCTTCACCACCCCATACAGATACAGACTTTGCATTTGGAAATATTTGTTTTACTTTACTTTCATAATCATTTGTGGTGACTGTTCTATTTTGTGAGGCAAATTGTTTAGGTGCATTAAAACGAATACTATCAGGTGTTTCTGGTTGAGCACCATTTGCTGAATTAGTTGCAGTTGTAATAGTTACATTAGAAAATCCACCTAGTGTTCCTGATAAACTAAATGAACTTGCACCATTGCTTTCTTCAGCATTTGTAATAATGTAAGATAGTGTTACGATATTACCAGTTGATAAAGCTGCACCAAGTACACCATCACCAAATTTAACTTCGTACTTATTATCTTCAGCACCTTCAAGATAATAAACTTTAGATGTTGATGTAATATCTGCTAAATCAGTTGCAAGTGTGTATGTGCTTGTTGTACTATCACTTGAACTATTTTGAACTGTAACTTTTAATGTTGTTGTATCTGCTAAATCATTTTCAATTAAAAATCTTTGGTCGGCATTAGCAGTATCTACAGTAAATTTATTATCTACTAAAGTTCCTTCATAAACTTCTAAATTAGAAAAAGTATAAACACCATCAACAGGTGTAATTGTTGTAGCGTCTTTTACCAAATAATTATAAGATGTGCCATCAACGGTTGTAGTAAAAGTTGTGCCTCTTGCAGCAGTTAGTGTTGAACCAGTTGCATTATTAACTACAACATTTAAAAAGGCAACAGGTGATGTTGCACTTCTAGGTGTGTATCCAACATGTTTGGCATGTGATACAATACTGTTTCTTAAATCAGCACTATCTAAAAACATTTCATTTGCTAGAACATTAGCATACACAGCATTATAGTGAGTATTGTAAGCAAGAACGTCTAATAAGGTAGACATAGTTGAACCCTCAAAATCATAATCTGTTAATTGATCTTGTTGTTTTAAAAAAGTTTTAAGATTATTTTTTATACCATCAAAATCTAAATCTGTTACATTTATTCTTCTTGACATTCTATCTGCTTCTTTCTAATAAAGTTGTAAGTGTGACTAATTCTCCTGGCACGTTTACTACACGAAAACTTATTGTGACCTCATATGAATTACTATCTAATTCTGGTCTGGCGTCAACGGATATCAGTTGTGCTCTAGGTTCAAAGTTTTTTATGACTTCACCTATAACTCTTTTTAATGATTGTGCTGTAATAGGATCTAGTGGTTCAAATAAAAGTTGTGATACACCAGAACCTATCTCTGGTTGAAAAGGTCTCTCATAATGATTTGTTAGTATAAGATTTTTTACTGATTGTTTTACTGCGTCAACATCTTTTTTTACAATAACATCATTAGTCGCTGCGTTTTTCTCAAATGATAATGCAATATCTCTATAAAGTCTAGTTGATCTTGCACTTGCGTTGGTGCGAGATGCGTCTGTATATCCTGATTGAAGTATTGCCATGATAACTATTTATCATGCTAACCTGCAAAAACATTAGAAGAACCTGAGGCAGATGAATTAGGTACGAAAGACCCATGACCACCTGTTGCGTCACCTTTTCTATGAACTCCTTTACCATTTACAAATACAGTGGTTGATCCACCAGTCGCAGGATCGCCACAAGATGTAGAATCCCCAATACGAATAGTATTTGCACCATTTGTTTTCACATTACTAGAACCACCAGTATATGCAGTTTGATGAAAAGGGTTAGGAGTAGGACTTAAATGACCCACATGTTTATCTAGTCCTGATCTTGATACAGCAGAACCCATTATCTTCTTTTACCTTGTCCGACATTTCTTTTGAACTGTCGTCTAGCATTCTTATTCTTAGGTCTTGATCTAGGACTCTGCCCGATAGATGTGCGTTTCTTTGGTCCTTCTTCATATGATACTACTGTTTGTCCTCTAGCCATTACTCATGCTCACAGACTGAACAGGTACAATATGATACTTGACAAGAGCCACCATTAGAACAATGACACCCATGTCCACAGTTTGTACACTCCATTATTTCTTTCCTTTTTTCTTTTTAGTTGTTTTCTTTTTCTTCTTAATTTTGGGTTCAGATTTCTTTGTTTTCTTTTCTTTTATACCCCAAATACCATTCCACATGTCTATAATTTTCATAATTTCTCCATATTATATGCGAACAAAACATGAACAAAATTGGTCACTATTGTCGCACCATTAAAAAACCCTTATTTATCAAGGGGTTAAGTAATAAAATATTACCATTTTTTTATACTTTTTTTTAGCAAAACCCTTGACTGTCAAAGGAATACCGTATAAGATATATTTATATTATGAAAAAAGGATACATTATGAAAATCAATATGACACTAGACGAAATATATACACAGTTTAAACTTGCGAAAACACCGCAAGAAAAAATTAAACTTTTAAAATTTGTGAGAGATACATCTTTCCCAAATACTTACAAGATTAACTTTGATAATGTTATCAAACAATTAGAGTTACAAATTAATTAATCGAAAGGAAACTATATTATGAAATATAACGATCTAATGCAAGTTGTCAATGCAGTTAAAAGTATGAGCGAAAACGAAATCAGTTTAATCATTGACGCAATCAAACAAAACCGTAAAAGAACTTCTGTTCTTTCTTCTACTCAATTTTCTGTTGGTCAGAAAGTTATGTTTGGTAAACCTAGAAATGGTTTACAAAAAGTAGGTGTTATCGAAAAGATGAATCCTGCAAAAGCAATTATCTCTGTCTATGATAATTTAACAAAAAGAACTAATAAATGGAGAGTGCCTTACTCTCTAATGAAAGGAATCGCTTAATGATTAAAGTAGAACCTGCACAGAATATCGAAGACGGTATTCAAAATCTTATCAATGCATCTAATGAAGACTATGCCAAAGATATGGATAATAAAAATATGATAGAAGAATTTAAAAATTCTTGGGTCGTTAAATCTGGTCAAAAGTTTATCAAGATTGTTGCCAAGAAATCTGTTCATTCTTTCATAGTAAAAGAGGATATGTTTACACCAGGTGGACAACCTAAGTTTAAGAAAGGTGATGTTCTCAAAGCTGCGTCTTGGAGTAAACCTGCATTGAATCAACCAAGAGGTAATGTCCTCGAAGGTAATTACCCTATACAATGGACTGGTCCATTATATTTAAGATAAACGAAAGGAAACTATATTATGTTAATTAAGATTGGCGACAAGGTTGCTGTTAATGATAGATCACTTCTAGGTAGAGAAGGTACAATTACAAATATATCTATTGGTCTTACTACATCAGATCCTGCAGGTGAATCAGGTATCAGTTTAGAAGAATATGATACTGATATGAATTATCTAGGTTCGATTGGTTATGAAACTGATAGTGGTGAAAACTATTGGGCTTACTTTAATCAGATAGAAAAGACCGTACCTTAGAAAGATACGGCCTAAATTAATTAACCTCTTACTTCTTCAGAAGCAGTAGGTGTTTCTATTTCGCCAGAAGGCATTTCAATGATAACTTTTGGTACTGGTACATCTTCTATGATTTGAGCTGCTTGCTCACCATATTGATGACCTAACCAAAAAGCACCAATTACTATCAAGACATAAATTAATTTCTTCCAACGATTCTTCGTTATGTCTCTCATAATTTTTCCTTATTTGCTATTCCATCTCTGCCATAAATTGACAGCGACCCATGCGATAAGACCCCACTTAATTAATGCCATGACAGGTAGTACACCTGTAAACATAGCTACGGCTAAAACAATTAGCCCGTAGTCTTTCCATGCGTTAGTATCTTTAATCCATTTATCCATAAGAGTTCTCCTTTGTATAATGATTGTGATTGATTATTAGATGGATGATATTCCTGTGGACTGTATTATAAATCCACCTACAATTGCTATGGCATACGCCATTACTACGATTTCTAACATAAGTATTTACCTCGTATTTTATTCATCTATATTATTTAGTCAATACGAAACCATTGGTCGTTAACTATTTCGTCAATTTCTTTTCGACCTTCTTCACTTATCCAATCTTTTACTAGATAAGCATTTATATGAGTATACCCGTTTCGCTTCGCCCATATAATTCTACGACCACCACATTGATATTTCCGATAGATACCGTTCGCTTTTAAATCACGAATAATTACAGGATATAATAAACCTCTTTCATCCATATCCGAGAAAAGTTTCTTATATGGTATATCATACTTATCCGCATACTCTGTAAAATTTTCTACAGGTACCTGATCCCACTTGTATGTCAATGTTGATAAGTCTGCCTCGACTAATAAATCAGGATAGTTTATGTTTTTCGCTTTGAGTATATTTTTTCCAATAGTCATTTGATTGTGTATAGTGAAAGACTTTCTCCCAGGCTGCTTGATTTGGTATGTGATAACAATCTATATGTGTATAACCTTTTTGTTTGGCATACCATACTCTCTGATGACCGACAGATACTTCATAACCATTATAAGAAATAATGATTGGGTGTCGCATACCTTCTGTGTCTAAGTCTGTGCATAAACACTTCAGACGAAACCTTGCGTCTGGTTCCATGTTTCGTGTATCGTAATCTATGTAGTTGCCTAGTTGTCCGAGATGGTAGACTTGATGATATTCGGGAAACTCTATGTGATGTGCTTTAAGCACTTTATGGTCAATGGTCATATGTATATAGTAAACAAGTATTGTAAATGAGCAAAAAAAATTATTATTTTTTTATAATACTATATAGTGTAGTATGAATAGATTTCCCACACCAGATGAGAGATGGCCAAGACGAGGCGAACCTCTACCAAAAACAAAAATTGAAGAACATCCAAACTGTGGTACGCCAGATTGTTGTATGCAATGCGAAACAGCTGTGCCAGTACAGTTAGAATTAAACTTCTCAAAAGATACTAAATCAAAGCCGCTCAGTTTTGACGGGGGGGCTAAATGATTACTGTTTACTTTGTTCGAAATGGAAATAAAATACCAGTTGAAGTAGAAGAAGGTAGTACACTTATGGAAGCTGCAAAGTTTTACTCAAATGGTACAGTAGATGAGATTACTGCTGATTGTGGTGGCGCTTGTGCATGTGGTACTTGTCATGTGTATATTGAAGAACCATGGAAATCTATACTAGGTCCTATAGATACAGATACACCAGAGATTGATTTGTTAGAATATGAAGAAGACTACAAAGAAGGTTCGAGTAGATTGTCTTGTCAAATAGAATTAACAAATGAACACGAAGGTCTAATCGCACATTTACGAGGATAGTGTCTATTGCATTTATAGATTAGAAAAGGTCGCTCAGTTTTGACGGGTACCCTAGTTTAGATTAATAGGGGTACCATTGATATCATTCTCACCACTACTATCTAATAACATCTTATCACCAGAAGATATCGTCACTTTCTTACTAGCGTCAACACGAAAGTTATCACAAGACATATTGATATCATCATTACTAAAGATATTCACATTACCGTTGACATTCATATTTAAAGAACCAGAACGAACCATGATATTAAAGTTCGCACCTTCACCAATCTCTATATCA